ATCATCGTGCCGGGCTCGCCATAGTTCATGAACGGTGTCGTCACCTTGTAGGCAAGCCCGGTCGAACCGTCAATAGAGCGATCTACGATGTTAAGTCGTCGCACGAAGCCGTCGTTCCCGCCGGCGAGCACACGGCGCAAGCCGTTCGTGTCGACGAACGTCCCCAGGCTCGCAGCGGCGTAGGAAGGAATCTTCGACCACCGGATGTTGTTCGGAGCGCCGCGGAAGTCCATCACCAGCACCTTGTTGTTCGTGTTAGATGTATCCCACGAGGCCGTGAAGTAGACGAGCCCGGAGAGCTGGTCTGTCGCCGCCCAGATGTTGCGCAGGCGATTGTAGTTAAGGTGGTTCCTGATCCAGCCGACGTTGATCGGGCGCGACAAAGACGCCTCGAAGAAGTCGCCGAAGGCCGCGGTCGACGAAAGGCTGTGGACCGAGCCGAACTGGCTCACGAAACCGATGTCGTCGGCGAATCGGAAGATCGAGTTGTGCCACGCCGCGCCCAGGCCGTACACGAACGGCATGCGCGCGAAGGCGTCGTCCCCCGTGGGGGCGGAGCCCGTGATGCGGTGGATTGATCCCCTGTTCGGCCCCTTGAACACCCACAGGTCGTTCTTGTGGCTGATGATTCCGGTAATCATGTCGCCGTCGTCCGGGTCGATGTCGATGGACCCGGAGCCAGCGCCGACCCAGTCCTCTGGGTTCACGTTCGCGCTGTAGTAGAGCCGCGAGGGGACGGCGTAGTTTCCTGCCGCCCATGCTCGGTTCTTGTGAGCGGTGCAGAAGGAAAAGCGCGGGGGAGTGCCGGCCAGGTTCTGCGCCGTGGTCTGGTCCCACGACCGCGGCACGTCGGCGGCGGCATCGGATGAAATGATGAGGAGGTCGTCGAACGTGCAGTACGACGGCACGGCCCCCGCGGCGAGCCCGGTGAAGATGTTGGCGAAGGTGAAGTCGTCGTTGTCCGCCATGCAGACAGTGCCGGCGTGGATGACGCGCCTGCGCGCCGGGGCGCCGGAGGTTCCCTGACGCCAGTAGTCGTAGACGCCGGTAACTTCGGCGCCGCTCGCCACTGCGGACGAATTGCCCTTGGACGCGCCACCGATCTTCCGAGGTCCGCCGTCGAGTTCAAAGAGGCAGTCCTCGGCGTCGACCAGGAACGGGATGATGACCTTGCCGGAGGCGTCAGGCGATACATCCACGCTTGGACCAAAATCAGTGGCGTAGCCGCCCCCGAACAGGTGGCGCAAGGTGAGTGTCTTGAGTGCGGCCATTTATTCCTTGTAGCCGCGCAGGAACCCGCCGCCCCACGGGCGCGCGGCGGCGCGGCGGTACTCCGAAATCCGCGGGCGGATCTGCGGCCGGTTGCCCCCGACTTCCACGTCGCCCATCACGCGCAGCATGATATCGGTGTACTGCGCCATTGCCGACTCCGAGCGCGGATCGTCCTTCTTGTCCCTGTACCAGCCGGCGAGGGCGTGGAACACGATGGCATGGCGGTAGCGCAGAGGCACAATCGGCTCGTCCGAGTCGCCCGACATATTCGCTGCCGCCGTGCCAGTCGAGCTCACCGCGAGATACCCGGTGATGTAGGAGTACGGGATGAGGACGTTCACCGATGGCGGCGGCGCGAAGCGCACGCGCCTTACCGGCGTCGTGTTCCCGCTGAAGGGCGCGTCGATGAGACACGCGACCGCAGGCCGCGTTTGAGGCGTCGCATTCGTCGGATAGCGGCGACGAAACTCCGTACGCGAGATAATGTCGATCGACATCTCGTCCGAAAAGCGCTGCATATCGACCGGCCGAAGGAAGTCAGTCGCGAGCGCATACTCGTCTTCGTAGTAGACATAGGTCCCCGCAGTCACATCGGACTCGACGAACGCCGTGGAGAGCGTCGCCGAAGTGTCGTTCGTCACCGCAGAGATGGTGTAGGGGACGAGCGAGCCCGCGATGCGAATCTTCCCGCCCACGCGCATGTTCGCGACGGTGAACGAGTTGTTGGTGTTCCAGAGGGTGCTACCACCGGTGATGGTCGTCGACCCTTTGGTCGCGCTCACCGTGCCGGTGCTGTACTGCGCCTGCGTCCTGATGATGCCGGAGCGCTCGGCCCACGGGAACTTGTAGTCGGTCCCGAGGTGGATGTCGTGCAAAGCGATGTTCGCGTATCGCTTCGCCTGGTTCTCGGTCGCCGTGACCGAGGTCGTGACTCTTACGCGATTCTGGATGTCGGTATAAATATCGGAAAAAGTCGTAACTTGTGTGGTGGCTGACATCTACGCCGTCCTCGGCCCTTTACGGTTTAGCCGTTGGCACAGGTCATGCACGTTTGTACGTGCCGCGTGATCTTTAACGTGCCATCCAGGCAGCGAAAGGATTGCCTCCGCTTGGGCACGCTTGATGACGAGATACGGCAGCACCGCAAGCAGAATGCGCGCTACGTCATCGCGCCTGTCAGCTTTCCAATGCCATTGCTCGCGATGCTTCTCACTCTTCGGAATGACGTGCCGCACATACGGCACGCCAGTCACATCGACGAGTTTCTGGATTAGACGGTAATCAGTGTTGCCTACACCGATCCGCGGCCAATATACTTTTCCGTTGCCGCGCTTGCCCCACGACATCCCGATCCAGCCTTCGCAATCTAGAACAGCAGCAAGCCATGCAGCTTCGATGTCACTGAAGGTCGTAACCTGCGTGGTCGCGCTCATTTCTCACCATAGGTCAAGCGTCACCCGATTCTTTCGATCGCAGCCATCCCGATGCCGCCAGCACCTGTAGTCGCCGGGCCGGTCAGGCTCGAGCCCGCTCCACCGGAGCCGCCGCCGCAGAACGCCGCGGCACTCGTCACGGTGGCCGCTGCAGCGCCCGCGCCCCCAGACCCGCCGAGGGGGCCGGGAATGCCGCTCGTGCCCTGCGCGCCGCCGGTGCCGGCTCCGCTACCGCCCCTGGCGCTGGTCGTCGCCGAGCCGGCCGAGCCGCCGCCAGAGAGGCCGCGGAACGGGTCCGTCATGTGGTCGAACCCGGTGCTGAACCCGGCGGTAACGCCGTCCCTGGTAATGCCGTCTGCGCTTGCTGTGGTGCCCGTACGCAGGAGCCTGTTGGCGCCCCCGGCGTTGGTCGCCGTCGACGCCGCCGCGGCTCCTACGGCGCCTGTGCCAGCCCCGCCGCCATTGGAGGTCGTGCCGGTCGCTGCGCCACCGGCGAAGGTGACTGAGCCGCCGCCCCCGCCCCCGGCGACCGTAGCGGACGCAGCCCCACCCGCGCCGCCCGTGCCGTACGGGCTTCCGGCCGCCCCGCCGCCTGCGCCGTTCGCGGCGTTCGTGGCGTGCGTAGCCGCCCCGCCCGCCCCTCCGGTCGCGTTGACCGTATTGCCGCCTGTCGCCACCCCACCGGCCCCACCGGCCACGGAGGTCGCGTTGGTGACGTTGAAGAGGCCGCCCCCACCGCCACCGGCGGACAGGGTCCCGCCTGGGTAGTGGATGATGGTCGCAGTGCCGGCGTTGCCGTTGGCGCCGGTGCCGCTCGAGCTCGACGCGACCGATGCCCCGGCGGTGCCGATCGTGATGGTGATGACCTGGTCTTTCGTCAGGTAGACCTCGGACTCGCAGAACCCGCCGCCTCCGCCCCCGGACGAGGATCCGCCGGTGGTGGTGGTGAAGATGGCGCCGCCGCTGCCGCCGGCGCCGAGCGCGGAGAGCCGATACCAGCCGGATGCCTGGATCGTGTAGGTCGTGCTGGTCGCGAAGAAAAGCGCCAGCCCCCTGCGCAACCCGGCCTGGGCGAGCGCGACTCCCGTCAGCGTTACAGGGATAGCCATTTATGCCCCCGACCCGATTAGATCGGCACCTCGGTCCAGTTGAAGGTAAAGAGGAGCGCCGTCGTCGAGACGAGCGAGGTGTAGCTCGCGAAGAAGTAGCCCGGCGGGATGATGAGGCTGCCGGCGAAGTCGTACCCGACGCTCTGAATGAGCAGCGGCACCGTGATCGCGCCAGAGCCGGAACCACCGAACACGATGAACGCGGTCGGCGCGGTGATGGTCTGCCCAGCGGTCGCCGTGCATTTCGACACCGGCCCCAGAGGATTGCGGTTGAAGATCGTCGTCAGGCTGGCGGTGATCGGCAGCGTCGCCGGGCCGTACATGACCCCGATCATTGTCGCGGCGGTGAGCGCGGCGCCCTGGCTCACGCGAACATTGCCGACTGCCAAATTGACGCCTGAGCCAACCGGATTCCCAACGGCGAGGCCAGTGAAGGTCGCGGCGCCGGCCGCGGTCGTGGTCGTCAGGGCGCCGTTGAGGCCGTAGGAGTTGCCGCGGTACGTCTGCTCGTAGTAGTCGCCGTGAAGCGAGGAAGCGAGTTGGTCGCCCTGCTTACCGCCGCGGGCCTTGGCGACGATGCCGTCTGCGTTGTTTTGTACGCCTACCAGGACTTCGTTGAACATGGTGATTTATCCTTTATGACATTGAGTCAGCTACGTCCTGGCGCAATTTTCGGAGATCCTCGGTGGATTCGTATGCCTGCGCCAACAGCATCGAAATCACTTGCAACTCGACCAGAATCCGCATCTGGATCGTGCCGGCGGCCCGGTTGGCCGTGGAGGCTTCCGCCTGCTGCGAATTCTTGGTGAGTACAGCGTAGCCGACATCAGGGGTGGCCATTACTTAGCCTTTGCCCTTTCGGCCGCCGCGCGCTCGCGACCGGCCTTCAGCTTCGCCTTGTGCTCCTCGCTCATCGTGTGCTTCTTCGCCAGTTCCACGCGCTTCGGCGTGCCCTTGGCCCCGTCGATCGAGGCTTGGGAGCGCGGCGGTGCCTCGGAGAGACCGATGCCGGCGATCGTGTCCTTCACCAGTTGCCGCTCCGGGTTCGCGAGCGTTCCGATCTTGTCGGCGATCTCGGGGCTCAGGCTGCGAAGGAGCGCCAACTGCTCGTCGTTGAACGTCACCGCCGGCCCCATCGTCTCCGGCATGTGGATCTGCTTGCCTGGGATGAAGGCGTTGTCCATGTTGAGGGTCGACGCAGTCGGGCGGTGCTTTTCGAGGTTCGCGGCCTCCCGGTCATCAGACCCGGCGGTGAGCCGCAACTGGATGTTCTTCCACTCCAGGATGTAGGCTTTGTTCCGCTTCTCCCACGCGCGATGCTTCTGCACCGCGCCGGGCGGCGCCTTGCGCATCTCCTCCTGCGAGGGCATGCCCTGGACGATCTTCGACAGGAGTTCGCGGCTCCGCGCGACCATCTTGCCCTCTTCCTCACCGCTCACCGGCGCCTGCGGGGTCTGCTGCGCCGTCAATACGCGCGCCTGCTGCAGTTGCTTCCTGACCTGGCCTTTATCGAGGATGAGCGGGTTCTCCAGCTTCCCCTCGAGGGACTTGATCTCGTCCTTGGCCGTCGAGAGTTGGTCTGGCCGCAGCAGCGGCTTGGTGGAAAACTGGTTCTCGGTTTGCATCCGTTTCTCCGGGTTAGGTGATGGCCGTCAGCAGCGTACCGCCAGCGCCGCCGCCGACAGTAGCGATGTAGTTCATCGACAGCACGGCTTCTGCCGCATCGAAGTTGTCGATCGAGACGGTCGAATTCACCCCGAAAATGTTCTGGGCGATGAGGATGCCGTTCGCGACCGTCGCTCCGGTGCCGTCGATAGGAGCGGTGGCGGTGCCGGCGCCGGCATTGAAGGTATTGCGCCGGATGAATAGACGCGCAGCCGCGCCAGTGAGAATGAAATTCGCGATCGTCCCTGTGGAGAGGCTGAAGAGGCAGTCCTGCACCACAGAATCGAGCGTCGCGCTCATGTCCAGCATCGGCCCGAAGGCGCCGTCGACGTGGAACACGCAGCGCTGGATCGTGACGTTGGTCGCGGCGCCAGTGGCCGCCACCGCCCCAATGCCGGTGTTCGCGGTCTGTGCGGTCACATCAAACGTGCAGTCGTGGACGTGCAGGCGATGGCCGGCGACCGTGGTATTGACGTGGTAGCTCCCGACATTCAGGGCGTCGCCGAGGAAGGTGATGTTGGCGATCTCGATATCCGCCGCCGTCACGTTCACCGTCTCGTCTGCGGCGACGCAGGTGAGCGCCGTTCTCTTGCGCATGAAGTTGCCGCTGCCTGGGCCGCAGTTGAGCCCCGTCATGGTCACGCCTGCAGTGCTCGCCGCGATGGAGGCGGCGGTGCCGTTGATGTCCGCGGCGCTGTGGGTCCCTGGCAGCAGAACGATGACATCGCCTGCGTTCGCCGACACGAGCGACCACGCACGATTGACGCGCCGGAGCGCCTTGCGCGGGGAGAGGCCGTCGTTGTAGTCGGAGGCTGGGTAATACTTGCCCTCCACGACGTAGGAGTCCGATGGTGCGACCCAGAAGACGCGCCCGCCGGTGTTCGGGACACTGCCGATGAAGTTGCCGTATTTCGTGAGGGTTGCCATGTCGTCTCCTTACGCGGTCGCAGTGACGAGCGCGCCGCCAGAACCTCCGCCCACGGCACCCGTATAGTTGTTGCAGAGCTCCGCTTCGCCTGCAGTGAAGTTCGCGACGTTCTTGGTGAAGGTGATGCCGAAGTTGTTCTCGTAGATGAGGCACCCGCCGGCAATCGTCGCCGCAGTTCCGTCGATTCCGGCTGTGACGGTACCGGACCCGTCGTTGAAGATGTTCCTGCGGATCGTCAGCCTGTCGGTTGCCGCGGCGACCGTGATCGAAGCCGCGAGCGTGCCGGATTGGCTATTGAGGATGTTCCCCTGCACGATGCTGTCGAGCGTCGCCGTCATGTCGATGTGGGCGCCGAAGGCACCGTCCGACTGGAAGTAGTTGTTCTCGATGCAGACATGGGACGCGGCGCCGGCCGCGTCGATGCAGAGAATGCCGGTGTTCGCGGTCTGCGCCGTCACGTCGAACGAGCAGTCGTGGACGTAGAACCTGTTCGCCGCCGCGCTGAAGTTGACGTGCGCGCTCCCGGTGTTGGTCGCATCACCCAGGAAATTGATGTAGGCGAATTCGATGTCGGCTGCAGTGACGTTGACCGTCTCATCTGCCGCAACGCATGTAAGGCTCGCCCGGTGCCGCGGCGGATTGCCGGGGCCGCTCGGAAGTCCCATCATCGTCACGCCGGCCACGTTCGCCGCAACCGAGGTCGCCACGCCAGCACTGGTGGCGGCCGAGTGCGTGCCCGGCAGGAGAACGATGATGTCGTTCTGCACCGCGAGCGCCCACGCGCGGTTCACCGTGCGCAGCGCCCGCTCAGGCGACAGGCCGTCGTTGTCGTCGGAAGCGACGAGCGATTGCCCGTCCATCGTGTAGGGCGACGAGGGCGCAACCCAGAGAATCCTGCCTGAAGTTTGTGGGACGACGCCCCACTGGGCGCCGTAGCGTGTCATGTAAGCCATCTCACTACTCCTTCGCCACGATTCGCCAACATCCTTCCACGTCGCGCAGCCCCGACGTGGAAACTAGGCGTCCTTCAGATTCCGTCGCTCCTCACATGAAACTTCGAGAACCAGCCCGTCTTGGGCGTCTTCCCGGAGCGATCCTTTTGCTTCGCGCCGCTGACGCTGGGGGAGGTGCCGGGGGCTTTGTTGCTTTTTCCCCCGCCGCTCTTGTCATTGGCGCCCTGCATGGAATTCCACCGCTTGTTCGGCATCAGTAGCTCCTCTTTCTCCTGCGCTTGCGCTTGACGGCGGCGTTCGCCGCCTGCACCGCGCGGCCTTCATCGCCGGTCGACTCGAGCACCGAGTTCGCGGTATGCGCCCACTGGCGACGTTTCTTCGCCGTGGACGCACGCCGCGTATGACTCGGAGCGTCTGTCGACACCCAGGGCATCACGTCACCTGCGCACCGCCGGCCCAGCGCCAGTTGGTGTAGACGCTCGCATAGCGCGAATAGCCCCTCCACTTGGCAACCAGCGTGTCGAAGTCCTCGACCATCGCGAACTCGACCGGCACGCGATCGGACCAGAAGACGTAGCGCCTACGCGCCCGACCGTCGCACATGAACCAGTTGTTCGCGTCGTTGAAGTACAGGCACTCGTAGCCCGTGTACTTGCCCTTGTGGACGTTCGGGTTGTTGGTCGCGACATCGACCTTGCCGGAGGCGTTGATGATTTCATACGCCTGCTCGTAGAGGTCGGTCGGATACCAGAGCTCGTCCGGGGTCACGTCGATCTTCTCGGCCTGGTCGCCGCGGAAGCCCTTCATCTGGATTCGCATCGCCGCCACCCCGACAGCCGTCAGGCTCGCCGTGGTGAGGTTGTCGAACCCAGCCGCCGTCGAGGCGCCGGAGGTCGTGGTGTGGCTGTCGGAGCACAGCGCCACGCCTTCGGAGTGGGCGTAGAAGAACGAGTCCACGTTGAAGGCGTTGTTGAACATACGTGCCCCGTGCAGTTCGCGCGTGCGGGCGTATGACGAGCCCAGCGCCGCCGGCCTCTGATCGAGGATGTGGAACTGCTCGTCGTCGACCAGTTTGCGCTCCGCCTGGATGCCGCGGGCGAATTCGACGAAGGTCATCGTCACGTCGTAGCCCTGGTTGAGCGAGGCGTAGTTGACCGTGCCGTTGAACGCTTCCCAGTCCCCGAGGGTGCCGACTTCCGACCACGTCATGTTCTGGCGGCCGTTGTGCGGAACCATCGTGTAGATGTCGCCGATCATCGACGGCACCTGGTCCTTCTCCTCGTTGAAAATCTTCGTGAAGCGGGGATCCAGCAAGTCAGCAAAGCTGCCGGATACCATTGGGGTTGCCATGTTTGTCTCCTTGGTTCCCGGTCAGGTTACGGTGGCGCCGAACAGCGAATCGGCGAACTGGATGAAGGCGTAACTGGTTCTCGTCCCCTCGCCAGCGAGGTCGTTCAGCAGCATCTCGGTCACTACGCTCGTGCCGTCGCCGGAGATCGCCGCCGAGGCGTCGACTTCGGTGCAGTTCGTGGTGAGCTGCGCCACGATCGAGCGCGTCGGGTGGATCGGCGCGAGCAGGTACTGGTCGCCGACCGCCGAATCGCGCGGGAAGGCGAGAATCACCGTGGTCGTGCCGTTGGCTCCGCCGGTGATCTTGCGAGCGATGCCGGAGTTTGCGCCGGTGTAGCCCCAGATCGTGCCCTCATCCATGTCCGGGCTCGAGGAGTCGTACCCGGAGTGCACCACCGTCAGGCCATCGGTCTGCGCGGTCGTGACGGTGCGCGCGGTGAGCGCCGTGCCGTCCGTGGCGCCGCCGGAGAGCCGCGCCTTGTAGACCGCCAGCGGGTTGATGATGAGCGTGACGGTCTTGGCGTTCTCCGAGCCGTCCGAGTTCTGCGCCGCGGCATAGGTGCCGGGGGCGTCCACGTTCACGCCGATGTAGTCGACTTGCGCGGTCGTCGTGCCGAGCACCACGCCAACGCCGCCATCGACGGTCTTGGTGTAGGGCCGGCCTACGACTGCGTTGGTGGCGGCGACGTGGTACTTCTTCAGTACCGCCGTCGAGCCCCCAGAAAGGTCATACGCGAATTCCATGAATCTTCTCCTTATCCTCTGAAGAACTTCCCGTACTCAGCGGCAACGCGGAAGTGCTCCTCCTTGCGCTGCTCCGCCTCGGCTTGCTCCTCGTTGATGAAGAGGAAGGCGAGGTCGAATTGCTGACATACGTCGCAGTTACCCCGGACGCGCCGCAGGTTTTTCGCCGGGTGGTGGCGATAGTGCGCCGCCATCCAGTTGAACTTTCGCGAATGCGTGGTGCAGAGGAGAACCGCCCGACCTGTGGCGACCATGTCGTCAAGGTTCGCCGAGCCGCTGGTGTAGCGATTCGGCTTGAACTCGGTTCGCTTCGCTTCCGCCCTGTTGATCTGCTTGGCGGTGTACTTGGCTGGAACGAGTATCTGCGGGTGCATCGGCCCTACTCCCAGTGACCGGGGTTAGGACCACCTCCGAGTGGTTCGGAGAACGATCTCAGGCTTGCGGCAGCCCGAGCCTTTGACGAGTGGAGCCTCGTGCGTATTTGAGTTCTGCGTCGACTGCGTCCCAGTCCTTGTAGCGGCCCTTTTTGATGCCGTCCTCGTAGTAGGCTTTGGCGTCGCCGCTCAGGTACTGATGCAGCTTCTTCCCTGAGCCTGCTTTCTGCTTCGGCGCCCCACCTTCGCCCCCGCCCTGCTCCTCATGCTCTTGCGAGCGGGATGCTTTGGATGCCTTCTCGAGCTTTTCAACCGGCCCCAGCACTGACTTGATCGCCGCGAGTTCGGTTCTGAGGTCGTTCGGCATTCCGGTTTCCCGAAGGTCGTCGAATGCCGCCTTGATCGCTTGAAACGTCTCCGAACTCTTGTCGAGGATGTCAGGCTTGAGCCGCTTGTAGGACTTCAAGTCCGAGTCGATGCGCTCCTTTGTCTTTTGCTCCGCGAGGTTGCCTGTGACTGCGGCCGTGGCGCTTTCAATGGCGGTCTGCTCGATCTGCTTGGCCCAGGCTTCGTCGGCCTGCTCCTGGCTGATCTGCCCAGCGTCCACCGCGGCCTTCATCTGCGCTCGCGTGTACCGCTGCGGCTGGTCTGCGGGTTTCGCCGTCGACCCTGCTCCTGCCTTGAACGCCTCGAACTCAGACCGGACATTTCCGAGTTGCGATTCGTAGTGCGCTCTTTGTGATGCCAGCGCGCTCTTTATTCGCTTCTCGAACTTCTCGCCGAGATCCTCGTTCTCCGAACCACCTTCCGGTGATCCACCTGCAGGAGCGCCAGTTCCTGCTTCGTTTTGGGCGCCTTCGTTTTCAGGCATCGAGCGTTTGTTCTCGTTCTCAAGCCCCGTCGACGGGCAAAGGGTTGCGCGACCGTTCGCGCTGAAACCTACGCGCTTAGTTTTTCCTTGTCAAATCAATCTGCTTGTCGAAGTCGGATAGAAACTTCTCCGCTTCCTCGCCGCCCTTCATGATGAAGGCCGGTAACTCTATGACGAACCGCAGCAAATCGACGCTGATGTCGGCGAGAAAGATGTCCTGGCGCAGTTTTCGCACGTCGTTGTCGTCGACGACATTGGGGTCGCCGAGCTTCTGTTGGGCGATGTCCTTGCGCTTGGAATACTTCTCGCTCAAGCCCTGCAGGATCTGGCAGTAGCGCGACCACTCCGGGGTGCGCTGCAGG